GATGGTAGTTTAGAGTTTTATACAGGCAATTCTTCTAACTTTAGTGAAAGGATGCGCTTAGATTCGTCTGGAAACTTGGGTATAGGAACATCTTCCCCAGCACATAAATTGGACATATATGATGGTACTCTTCAGATACACGCACCTTCTGGAACAGGTAATGCTTGGACATATTACAAAAATACAGACAGAACATGGCTTGTAGGTTGTAGAGGCTCAGGTGGTGATGTTTTTTCTATTTATGATCTAACTGCTGATGCACAAAGATTGTACATAGATACCAGTGGCTATTTATACAACCCTTCAATGCTTGGTTCTGCTAGTGCTAATTCAGATGTACGATTTAATACATCAGATGGATTAATCTATTATCAGACTTCATCGCAAAGATATAAAGAAAACATACAAGATTTACCATTGGTATTAGACAATATTAATGCTTTAAGACCTGTTACATTTGATGAAATATCTACGGGTAAATCATGCTTTGGTTTAATTGCAGAAGAAGTTATTCAACAAATACCAGAACTTGTAAACTTAAAAGAGATTGAAGGCTATGATGAACCACAGCCTGATAATATACCATACAGCATGTTATCTGTTTATTTATTAAAAGCAATCCAAGAACAACAAGTAATTATTGATGACCTAAAATCAAGAATTAAAACACTAGAGGACGCATAATATGGCAATAGCATACACTTGGGATGTCTCAACAGTAGATACTTACCCAACAAAAGATAGCAAGGCAGACGTAATTTATAACGTACATTGGAGACTAACAGGTACTGATGATACTAACAAAGACTCAGAAGGTGCTTATCAAACTGCTACAAGTTACGGCTCTGAAAGTTTAGATACTTCTGACCTATCAAGTTTTACAGCCTTTGCTAGTGTCTCAAAAGCTGATGTACAAGGTTGGGTAGAAACAGCGTTAGGTTCTGATACAGTTACAGCAATGAAGGCTGGGTTAGATGCTCAAATAGCTGAACAAGTAACACCGACATCAGTACAGAAAACAATTTCGTAAGGAGATCACATGGATTTCATAATTTTAATATTAGTAATAGTAACTTTTGGTTTAGTTGGGTTAAGGTTTTTTAACGAGCCAAAATTCAACCAATTAAAAGAATTTATTAAAAATAAATATATGAGGTAATAATGGCTCTATTGCCTATTACACCAGTAGCGGGTATTGTCACTAACGGTACTGAATATTCCCAAAAAGGTCGCTGGACAAATGGCGATCTTGTGCGTTTTCAAAACGGCAACTTACGGCCTATCGGCGGTTGGGAAAAACTAAAACCAACAGCCTTAACAGGCACGCCAACCGCAATGTATGCGTACAGCGATAATGCTGGCAATCAAATACTAGCTGTTGGTACTCGCCAAAAAGTCTATGTTTTAACGCGCAATACTTGGTATGACATTACTCCATCTGGTTTTGTTACGGATGCATCTACCGATCCGCTTGGATATGGCGCGTATAATTACGATGTAGAAGATTATGGTGATGCTCGATCACAGTCAGGACTACTGTTTAACACACATTCATTTTCATTTGATAACTTTGGCGAGTTTTTAATATTTTGTTCTTCGTCTGATGGCAAAATTTACCAATGGCGACCACATGGCGGTGGTACAAACACACCTGATGCTGCGGGTACAGCGATAACTAACGCACCAACTGGTAACTTAGGTGTAGTTGTAACTAACGAAAGACATGTAGTTGCATTAGGTGCGGGTGGTGATCCTAGAAAAATATCTTGGTGTTCCAGAGAAGATTTAACTAACTGGACAGCTAAAGCAACCAATACTGCGGGTGATTTGCAAGTGCCGACAGGCGGTAGAGTTATCGGTGCGGTCAAGTGGAAAACTGACGTAATGATATTTACTGATACTGGCATCGCTAAAATGTTTTATGCGGGCAATCCATTTGTATATGGAATACAAGATGCGGGTACAAACTGTAAAGCAATCTCAACTCGCTCTATTGCAACTTCTGGTGATTTCTTATCATGGGTAGGAGAAAACGCTATTTTCTTATTTGACGGTAGAGTACAAGAAATACCATGTGATGTGCATGATTACTTATTTAACGATTTAAACTACAGTTACAGAAAAACAATTGCTGGTGGTCACAACTCAAACTTCAATGAATTTGTATGGTTCTTTCCATCTACAGACAGCATAAAACCTGACAAATATATTATTTGGAACTATGCAGAAAAAGCATGGTCAGTCGGTACAATGGATCGTGGTTGTTGGATAGATCAAGGTATCTGGGATTATCCGATTGCTTGTGATAATGCTGGTTTTGTTTATCAGCATGAATCTACTACTCTTAATAATTCACCTAACTTGGGCACTGCTGTACCGTTTGCTGAGTCAGGCCCAATCGAATTAGGTAATGGTGATCGTTATATGCAATGCAATCAAATCATTCCTGATTCAGAAGCAAATAGCTTACCTGGCGTGGTATTAAGTTTTAAAGGCAAGTTTACACCACTTGGCCCAACAACAGACTTTGGCTCATTTACTTTTGATTCTAGTGATGGTTATACCGATGCACGTTTTAGTGCTAGGCAAGTGCAAATGACAGTAACAGGTGATACTGACCAAACTTTTGAAGTTGGTAATATTCGTCTTGATCTCAAAGCCAGAGGTAAAAGATAATGGATTTATCCTCTCAAAAACAGTACATACAAAGAGCAACAAACGCAAAATTAGATTTAACCTCCACATCTATAACTACTTTATATACAGCACCTACTGGCGGTGATTTTGATTTTGCTATTGTGGAATCTATTATTGCTAATAATTCACACTCAGGACAAGCGCAAATAACTGTTACATTGACTGATACTTCATCTAATGTATTTACATTGTATAACACTTACGATATGGCAACAGATACTACGCATGAATTATTAAGCAGAAGTTTGCTTTTAACGGCTGGAGAAATTTTAAAGGTTACGGCATCAGCCGCTAATGTACTTAATGTAGTTGCAAGTGTAGTGGAATATGCAAAAGGCGATTAATACAGTTATTGATTTGTTCCCAAAAGAGCAACTAGAGCCGTGGGAAATAGAATGGAAAAAATGTAAGCCATTGCTTGTAAAGGCAATGAAGTATCAAGATACCTATACAATAGATGATATAGAGGATAAAATAAGAAATGGAATAGCGTGGTTATGGCCCGCTGAACATTCTGCTATAGTAACTGAATACGTTATATGTGGTAAGAAGAAAATAATACACATTCTGCTTGCTAGTGGAGAATATGAAGAGATAGAAAAGATTTACCATTGTATAGAAACTCATGCGAAAAAAATAGGTGTAAACAAAATTACCTTAATTGGTAGAAAAGGTTGGCTAAGAAAAATAAAACATTTGGGTTTTAAGCCAGAATATTTAGTAAGCAAAGATTTATAAAAGGAAGTAAAAATGGCAGCAGCATTACCAATGTTAGCAACAGCGGGACAAGTAGCGGGAACAGTAGGCGCTGTCAAAGGTTTATTTGACGGTGGAACTACTGGTCAAACTCAAGCATCAAGTATGGTTGACCCACAAACTCAAGCAATACAAAGGGATTTATACGAGAAAGCACAAGCTGCATCACAACAGCCGTTTGTACCCTACACAGGGCCTATGGTTGCTGGTTTCTCGCCAGATCAATTAAAAGCATTTGGTGCTACCAGAGGCATGTTTGAACGCAGTCAAGCACTTGATCCAATGGGTCAGTTAAGTTCTTTAGCGGGGCAACAAGCACCGTCTTTATTGGGTGCAGACATTGGTGCATATCAAAGTCCATATACTTCACAAGTTATAGAGCAATCTATGCAAGATATTCAACGTCAAGCAGATATTGCTAGAGGCGGTGCGCAAGCACGAGCTATTGGGGCGGGCGCATTTGGCGGTTCTCGATCTGCATTATTAGAGTCTGAGTCACAAAGACCGTATGTCGAGCAAATGGCACGAACTTCAGCGGGTCTGCGTGAGGCGGGCTTTGGGCGGGCGCAAGCGGCAGCAGAATCAGACCTTGCGCGTGAGATGGCTAATAGACGTTTTCAAGCAGGCTTACAACAAGGCTTACTTGGTGAGCAGTATCGTGGTTTAGGTTTACTAGGTGGTATTGGCGGGCAACAGCAAGCGTTGCAACAGCAAGCGATAGCTGCTGGGCGGGGTGAGTTCCAGAGAGCATTAGATTATCCACAACGACAACTTGGATTACTAGCAACTGGTGTGAGTGGAGTTACGCCAAGTCAAGCAACAACTCAAAGCTATAGCCCTGGTATATTTGATCGACTGTCCTCTGGACTAGAACTGTATGGACAAGCACAACCATTTTTAGGTGGTTTGTTTGGGTCAACCCCTACTTATTCTGATCCAGAGCGTTATATTTCAGATTTAGGATTTAGTTAAATGGCAATACAAGATTTATTAAGAACTTTAGGTCAAAGAGCAAGCACAGGCTTGGAAAGAATGGGTGCGACTACTGACCCAAGATTATCTCCAGCAGCACAACGATTAGCTGGCATACAAAATCTTAGTCAAGCGTTAAGACGTACTGGTGCTACTTTGTCTGGTGATCCACAAAGAATGGCGTTGCAAGCGCAAGAAGATGAAGCGTTAAGACAGAGAAAGTTAGCAGAAGATCAAAAAAGAAGATTAAATCAATTTTTAGCTTCCTCAGAAGGGGCAAAATATCGAGGTATGGGAGAGTTACTTGGCACTCAATCATTACCATTAATAGCACAAGACGTGTTTAAGGGCAAATCACAGAGAAAAATAGTCAAAGGTGCAGATGGCTTTAATTATTATGAAGATACAGGAGAAAGAGTTTTTCCTAGTGTTAAGCAAATAAAACCGTCATTAGAAAGATTTACTTTATATGACAGAAATACAGGAAAAGCCGCCAGAACAATATTAAAATCAGAAGCAGAAAATATAGATAAAGATAATTTTATTATTGGGCCATTAGCAGACCCCTTTGCAGATGCTCCAGTTGATGATGATATAGAAACATGGGCGATTACAGATAAAGATGGTAATAGAGTACGAGATTTGGTTAATCCTACGAAAAAAGAAATTCAATCTGTAATAAAACAAGGATATTTTATAAACAAGACTCCACAACTTACATCGGCTGGTAAAGCTAAAGATGTTGGTGAAATAAAAGGGTGGAATGACAAAGACGGTTTAGAAAAAAGAGCTATATCTTATAATACTTTGGTAAATACAGGTCAAAGAATTATTAATAATTTATATAATAACCCAAAATCAGTTTTAGCAACTGGTGATATCGCACAAGTATTTGACCAAATGACAGAGGAATTTAAAGCCATAGGCGAAATATTTAGCGCAGAAGAAAGAAACACTTTTATTAATACGTCCCCTGAAGGACAAGATAACGCAAGAATTAAAAATAATTTTGCAGAGCTTGCAAAAGAAACAGCAATTACTGAATCACAGTTATTAGATTTTGCTTATCAAATAGCTAAAGTCAGAGGACAAGAAGGGAGAGGATTATCGGATCAAGACTTTAGAAATTTCCAAAAAATTATATCTGCTGGTAGAACAGCAGAACAAAAAGCAGCAGCACTATATGGTTTTATAACAGGAATTGGTGTTGAGGTAACATCAGAACTAGACTATACAAGAAGTTTAAAAAACCTAACAATAGGTAGAAACCCGCAAGACAGAGAAGCAAACGCAATACTTATTGGAATAAATGATTTATATACAGTTGGTTTTGGTAAATTAAATAATCCGTTTTTGCAACAACAAGCACCAACCGAAACATCTGACGGAAAAAAGACAGTTAGAATCAAACTTTGATTAACGGTTAATAATATGGCTCAAGTAATATATGAATTTGAATTACCTAATGGTGACATTCTTGAAATAGAGGGTGAGGAAGGTAAACAAGCCGAAGCTACCGCAAAAGCTAGGCAGTATATCAATGCACAACAACCTACATTAACTGAAACCGCTAAAGATGTAGCTAAAAGTGTAGTCGCTGGTGGCACTAAAGGTTTGTCGTATTTAGCTGGATTTCCAGGTGATATTGGTGAGATCGCAAAAACATACGCACCCTCAGTGTTTGATACATCTATTAGAGAAATGGTGGATACTGCTAGAGGTGTAACAGGAAAAGAGTATGGGCCAACACCTGATCTTCTTCCAACCTCAAAAGAAATATTAGAATTTGATGCTTATAAAAATATAGCGCAAAGATACCCTGAGTTAGCTCCAGATATAGAAGCTAGATATGGAGATAGAATAAGACCATCTGAAGTTGCGGGATACGAACCACAAACCATACCAGGCAGATATGCAAAAACAATGACTGAGTTTGCTTCCCCCTCAGTGCTTGCAAAAACACCAGCAGCTAGAAAGTTTGCAACAAAATTAGGTTTTGGTAGTGGGGCATTATTTCAAGGTTTAGAAGATATTACAGGTAGCACTGGTGTCGCTGCTGGTATTACAATTCCAGCTACTTTTGCGATGTCTTATTTTGGTGGGCCAAGTAAAGCAGCTCAAATGGCTCAAAGAGCAATGCAATCTGTAAGCGAAGAAGATATTGTAAAAGGGCTTGCATTAGAAAAACAAGCAACAGAAATGGGGATAAAATTGCTGCCAGGTGAGGTTATTCAAGACAAGCAATTAGCATTATTGGTAGAAAAAGTTATTGCGTCAGATGCGGGTTCACCTTATATATATGGCTCAACAAAAGGTAGAGATAAAGTTGTTCAAGAACTTGCGGAATATCAAGCAAGTAAAATATCTTCTATTCCCGAAAGCCAAAGAGAAATTATGGATTTAGTGCAAACAACATCCAAGCAATCTATAAAAGATGTAAAAAGACAAAGATCAATACAGGCTAGAGAGGCGGGTTATGCTGTTGCAAATACAGAAGCATTAGATCCAAATCAAGTCTTAACGGTAATTGATCAAATTGATAATGCAATTAACAGTTTTCCAAAAGGTAGCCCAAACATAAGAAAATTAAATCAAATAAAAAGACAATTAATAGCAAAAACCAAAACGGTAAACAAGCAAAAAGTTATAATCCCAGAAACTAATATTAACAAACTAGATTCGACATTTAAACAATTTCGAGATGATTACAATAGGTCAACAAAAGGCGTAGTAGTAGATCAAAGATTTATAGACGATCAGCTAGGAATACAGTTATTTAATAATGAAAAAACTGGAATATTAGATGTTTTAAATACTAACCTTAGAACAAATAAAAGTTATGCAAATGCAAATGATGAATTTTCTAAATTGTCAGAAACTTTAGTTGATCCTGTAGTAAGAAATATTAAAGCATTAACCAAAAACAATATTACTTTGGAAAAAATCAAAACATTTGTTTTTAATCCAGCACAAGCAAATCCACAAGATATTAAAAAAACATTAAGCATTTTAAATAAAACAGACCCAGAAGCTACAATACAAATTGCAAACACTTACTTTAGAAATGCCATGAACAGAGCATTTGCTATAACTAAACAAGGAAAAGATGCTTCAATAGGATTTAAACTTGCAAAAGATGTTATGCCAACAAAAGCTCACAGAGCAAACTTTTTAGCTGTACTAGATGGCGTGGCAGAAGCTAAAGGAATTGATGCCAAATCCTTAAAGATAGGATTTGAGAATTTTTTAAATGTATTAGAAAGAACTGGAAATTTATCAAATATAAATAAACCTGGATTTAATATAACAAAAGAAGCTCAAAGAACTTTAGCAAAAGATATTGCTATGGCAAAAACATTTAACCCGCTTGTAAGGTTATCCACTAAGTATGGTGAAATACAAGCTGGTGGAGCATTTGCATCTTTAGGTAAAATTTTTGCTAAAGACAATGCGTTAGAAGATTTAATTTTAATGGCTAAAACAGACCCTAAATCAAAAGTAGCCATTAGTAGAGCATTACAAATAATTAATGCAACACAGCAAATAACCCCAGAACAACAAGTAGAAGTTCCAATAACACAATAACTCTATATGAACAGAGCAACGGAAAGGCTCGGCAGATCAGGTGAATATTTCGCAGCTTCCGTTCTTTCCATGCAAAGTGATTCTGTTTTATTAATGCCGCCTGGTGCGGAAGCAGACATACTATTTGATTACGAGCAAAAGTTTCTCAAGGTACAAGTTAAAACAAAATCACATCGACACGAATCAGAAAAAGATTTATGGAAGTTTGATATTAGGCGTGGCTCAAGTTCCAGAGAAAGATTCTTCCGAGAAGGCCATATAGATTTGTTTGCACTGTGTTGTACTGAGTATAATAAAGTTTTGTTTTATCCGTTTCACGAAGTCACTAATGCTGAAGGTAACTCCAAAACAGCGATTTATATTAAAGACAATATTATCCGCAGTAATGATAATGAAGCTAGTCTTGAAGCCGCGTTAAAATCAATTACAGAACACAATAATCAGTTACAATACAACTATGGACGATATAATAAATTTAATTAATCAGGTAGGTTTTCCAGTAGCAAGTGCATTAGGATTAGGATTTTTTATTTGGAAACTGATTAACCGCATTATTGATGGTATGGAACAAAAGATAGATGTGGTGGATGAGAAAGTAGATGCCAGTCTAAACGCGATGGAAGAACGCCTGAGTACCAAGCTAGACGCGCAATATGGCATAATAGTGGCATTGATAGATCGTGTGAGAGCCTTAGATAATCAGACCATACGACAAGATGTATTGTTAAAAACATTACTTGGTATTCCTAATTTAATTGAAATAGATAAGGTGGCAAAGGCCGAACGTGAAGATCAGCGCAAAGATTAGTTTATTAATATTATTTGCAAGCAATTTATTGGCAGATGAAATATTATTCAAGTTTAAAAGCCCTAGCTTTTCAGGTGTTAATACTTCTTCACATTTCTTAACAATAGAGAATCAAGAGAACACCAGAAAGCAAACGGTTAAAGATGAAATAAAAGCCTACCAAGATGAATTAGCTAGAGATGCTGATAATACAACACTGGCAAGATTTATTAGAAACTTAGAAAGTCGTATTTACGCGCAGCTAAGTAGACAAATGGTAGAACAATTATTTGGTGAGACACCACAGAAACAAGGTAAACTAGAGTTAGAAGGTAATACGATTGAATATATTGTGGAAGCAGAAACGATCACTCTCACTATCACAGATGAGGTGGGCGGGCAGACTAATATTACTGTGCCTATCGGGGATTTTTCTTTCTAGTTGCACTCCTCGATATACAGCATTACTAGAAGAAGGTGGTATTCCTTATATCGTAATAGAAAAAGCCTCTATTTTAGATTTGCAAAACCAAGAATTAAAGAACGTACCACCAGCAAAAAGAAAACCTGTGGTTGCTATTTATCCAAACAGTTTTTTGGATCAAACAGGCCAAAGAAAAAGTAATGGATCGTTTGCTTTATTCAGTACAGCAATCACGCAAGCACCTGAAGCATTTCTTATCAGAGCTTTAAAACATGCTGCAAATGGAGAGTTTTTTCAAGTTGCAGAACGAGTAGGTTTAGATAGTTTAACTAAAGAAAGGCAATTAATACGCTCTACTAGGCAAACTTTTGAAGAGGAGACTGCGGTAAAACCTCTTTTGTTGGCGGGATTGCTATTGCAAGGCGCTGTGCTGTCCATAGATACCAACATCAGAAGCGGTGGAATGGGTGCGCGCTACTTAGGTATAGGAAGCTCTAAAGAATATCGGGAAGATTTGATTACTATTTCATTACGTTTGGTTTCTGTTTCTACAGGTGAAGTTTTAATTGAAGTCTTAGTAAATAAAAGTATTATCTCGGTAGGGTTATCACAAGATTTATTTCGGTTTATATCTAATGGCACAAAGTTAGTTGAAATTGAAGGTGGTGCAGCAGAAAACGAAAGTACATCAATAGCATTACAGCAGGCAATAGAAGAGGGGGTGTTAGAAATAATTAAAATAGGTATTAGTAAGAGGTACTGGCAATATGAAAAAGTTAATTAGTTTGTTTTTATTATTATCGTATAGCGCAATAGCTGACGATAACGAAATCTATGTCGAGCAAGTAGGTGCGACAGCAAATATAGATTTAGAGCAGTTAGGTTCTGGAAACATTATAGGTGGATTAGAATCCGCACATGGCTCTATGACACCATTTGATCTTGATGGCACATCCATGAACTTAGATTTAAACCAGATAGGAAACAACAACAAGATGCTTGGTGACATCAATGCAGATTCATTTACAGGTATATTTGATTTTGATGGTGATACCAACTCGTATACTATTCAGGTAGATCCTGGTAATGCAAATAGTGCAGATTCATCAAACGTAAATGTGGACGTGGACGGGTCGACTAACACCTTTACATTAGACTTAGCTACTAATGCTTTAGCTAGTAGTGCAGATATAGATACAATAGTTCAAGGTTCTGGTAATACTGTTCACATTGATTTAGATGTAGATTCAGCAACAAATTATATTGATCTGGATGGTGATTCAAATGCAGTAGATGTCGTACAATCAGGCTACGCTGGCGGCTACTTTAAATTAGAACATGATGGTAATACAAGGAGCTTTGACATTGACCAAACATCTACTCAAGACAATGATTGGTTGCGCATTACTTCTTCTGGAAACGCTGGATCCGTGTGCGTACAGCAAAATGACCAGGGCTCAAGCGTTGGATGTTGATATAGGAAGTATTACAGAACTAAACGGAAACACCAGAGTAGTAAGAGACAAACCCTATACCAGTGAGATTGATTTCTCACTTAACTCTATGGATAGACTAGAAACTGCTGCGGGTAGAATGGGTGTTACTTTCCGTGATGACACTACTATTAGATTGACAGAGAATTCCAATGTTGTAATTGATTCTTTTGTGTTTGATCCTAATCCAAGCAAATCGACTATGGCCCTATCATTTGTTAAAGGTACTGGTCGTTTTATAAGCTCTAAAAGTAAACGTATACCTAAAGAAAATATTAAGATTAGAACAAACTCTGCCACCATCGGTATTCGAGGGACAGATTTCACTATTACGGTAGCAGAGACAGGTGAAGCCCTGGTAATACTGTTACCAGATGAGTTTGGTGAAAGTTCAGGAGAGATTGCTGTGACCACAGCACTTGGTCAGGTAATACTAAATAAACCCTATGAAGCTACTACAGTTTATAATTTTGAAACTGCCCCAACACCCGCTGTTATATTAGATTTGACTTTGGATATGATTGACAACATGTTAATTGTTAATCCACCTCAAACTAAAGAACTAGAAGCTAATGAAGCCAATGCAGTAGCAGACAATATTCTTGATGTTGACTTCTTGGAATTTGATGAGCTTGATACTGATGATCTGGCTGAAGATGATTTAGAGTATACCGAACTTGATATAGATTATCTTGCAGCTAATTTTCTGGAAGATTTGTTAGATGTAATTCAGGAAGTCGATGAATTAAGTAAAGCAAATCAAGCCTTATCATCTGATGGCATCAAAGGTACTGACATTGGTTATGACAGTGACACCCAGATAAATACTTTTGTTGATGATAGCCAGGTCAAATTTATTAGACAGGTCGAAAATAATTTACAAATGCAAGTATCAAAAGATGGTTCATACAACATAAGAATCGAGCAAGGCGGTAAAGTAAATGCAGTCTCTACTAACGGAGGCAGTAGTTCTACTATCAATATCAAACAAGGAAGTTAAATAGGCTTACCATCAGAATCGCACTTATGGATTAATTCTAATTCTAAGTCAATATAGTGTTTAGCTTTTAATAAATCTTCTACTTTGTTAGTTTTATTTCTGGTAACATACTTGACCACATTACCCAAACAGAACGAGAGATTGTTTGCAGTTATATATTGTATCGGTTGAATTGCTTGAGATTGATAATGCTGACCCGCCATCTGCACATCAGTAGCTAATTTTTTTTTCATTCTCTCTTCCATTTATGTGTTTAATGTGAGTATAATACAACAGTCGTGTATAAATGGGAAGGGAGCATGAGAGAAGAAAAAGATTATTCTAACTTTATGACCACAGTGGAATTAGCCGCTAGGTGGAAGAAGTCACCGAGAACTTTAGAGAATTGGCGAGTGCAAGGCATTGGCCCAAACTTTTATAAAATAGGTGCTGCGGTGCTATACAAAGTTAATGAAATAGAAGAACTTGAAAGCAGTTCATCCAACGCTAATAAAACCAAATGAACGCCAGAAACAAGGGTAGAAGAGGTGAGCGCGAAGCCATCGAAGTTATTAAGTCCTTGACTGATATTCAGTTAGAGGTCAACTATAGTCAGACGTATGGTGGCGGGCATGATTTGTTAGGTGGTGAACCGTATGCCATTGAGGTGAAAAGGCGCAAGTCTTTAACACAAGGTGACATCAAGCAGTGGTGGAAGCAAACGTGCGAGCAAGCAATCAAGGTAGATTTAATACCTTGTCTTTGGTATCGGGCTGATCGCGCTGACTGGCATGTGGTTATACCGCATGCTGATTGGCATTTTCCAGATCAAGATTTTAATTGCACTATTACTATATCGCCTGAACTTTGGGCTAAAATTACGAAGGATCAAATTCATGGCCCACAGTAGATTTTCACCATCAGCAGCAAAGCGTTGGATGGCTTGCCCTGGTTCAATACAACTAGCCGAGAGTATACCTTTCGTGATGGATACCACTATGCCAGCCGCAAAAGGAACATTAGTGCATCACATGGTGGAAATGCTATTGAAAGATAGATTAGAGAATGTATCGCTCTCTGATTACTGGCTAGGTAGAAGAGAAGAGATAGATGGTTTTGTAGTCGAAGTCACCGAAGATATGGTGGATTGTGCCGAGCAATATGTGCATTACGTCAAAACCAGAAAAGAAGATTTAAACGGTAAATTATTAATAGAAGAAAGAACACGCATAGATGAGATCAGCCAAGAGTGTTGGGGTACAGTAGATGCCTTAATCTTGGGTAAAGAAGCTAATCGCATTGCCGTTATTGATTTAAAATCAGGTAAGTTTCCAGTAGACGTTGAGCATAATGAACAGTTGATGATTTATGCGCTTGGTGCATTGAGTCGGTATGGTAATGAGAATACCACAGTAGAGCTAACCATCGTGCAACCTACTTCATTTCACAGAGATGGTAAAATTAGAAGTTGGGATATCTCAGCAGAAAATTTAGTGGAATGGGGTTTCAATATTCTAAAGCCAGCAATAGATGCTTGCTTGGAAGAAGAGCCAGTATTTAATTCTGGGAGAGATCAGTGTCGTTTTTGCCGAGCAAAAGACATTTGTAATTCATACAATCAATAGAGGTAATAATAATGAGTGAAGAAGAAAAAGCTACGTTTAGCTTTGAAGATGGGGTTGAGCATAATGTGAGCGATCTCAGTGAAGAAGGGAAGCTAGTTTATAACAAGCTAGTTATGGTTAATAACAATAAGAGAGAGTTTGAGGCTAATGCGCAGTTTGAGGTAGAGAAGCTCAGTATTTTATCAGCAGCTTATGCACATCAGCTTAAAGGTTTTATAACTAAAGAGGAGAGTAAAATTGAGTCTATCAGCAATAAGAAGTAAGACTAAATTAAAGCCACCGAAGTTGGTGCTGTATGGGGGTGCGGGTATTGGTAAAACATCATTCGCGGCAAGCATGAATAAACCCATATTTGTTCTGACTGAGGATGGAATGGGTAAAGTGCAGTGCGATCATTTTCCAGTAGCTAAAGATTATGATGAGTTTATTAGTAATCTTAATTCACTGTTAAATGAAGATCACGAATTTTCTACAGTGTGTATTGATAGTCTTGATTGGGCCGAACCGCTTTTATGGGAAAAGGTTTGTACTATACATGGCAAAAAATCAATCGAAGAATTTGGTTATGGGCGTGGTTATGTAGAAGCCTTAAAGTTATGGCGCGAATATATTGATATCTTAAATCTACTACGAGATGAAAAAAAGATGACGATTATTCAAATTGCGCATAGTCAAATTAAACGTTTTGAGTCACCAGAGATTGAAGCCTATGATCGCTATGAATTGAAACTACATAGAAAAGCCAGTGATTTAATTCTTGAACACAGCGATTGTTGCTTCTTTGCCAACTATAAATTTGGCAGTGTCAAGGTTAAAGGCAAAGGTGGACAAACTACATCCAAAGCAATCCAGGGTGAAAGAATGTTATACACTGAAGCCAAGCCCGCTTTTCTAGCGAAAAACAGGTATGCACTACCAGCAGAAATGCCATTTGATTGGCAAGAAATTAGATCAGCAATTATCGGGAAATAAAGGAGAATAAAATGACCGATTTGAGTAAGTATGGGCATGATTTCGATGCCGAAATAGAAAGTGGGAGTAGGAAGATAGAGCCAGGCAGACACAACATGGCTTTTGTTTCCGATGAAATTATCACAGGGTCAAATGGGTGGGAAGCAGTCAAGCTCACTTTTGAAGTCGAAGGCACTACCATGAATATCGGGTATGCTTGCACTATGGCACATGATACCAGTGATAAAGCGGTGAGCATTGGCATAGAAACTCTGCGTAAGATTGGTAATGCAGCGGGGATAGTTGGTGCATTAACTGATCCTGAAAAGCAGTTGCTTGGCAAGAGCGTGAGTGCGGAGTTGGTAGTGGGTGAACGTGGTTATCTACAGGTCAAGGATGACTTTGGCAACACTTTTTCTGCGCCTGTCGAAAAAGCCAAGCCAACGCAGAAAGAAAAAATAAAAGCACAAAATAACTTTACTAAGAAAGCCAGTAAGGATGAACCAGAATTAGAAGAACTGGATGACGATATCCCATTCTAGTTTGCCGTTCTTAAATGATAGGCCCTCGCTGTGTTCGTATTGCCTACAGCCAGTGAAGGGTCTGTTGTTCCACCACGGTTCGAGATGGTATGGTGCATGTAGTGCTGACCACTTAGAAAAAATAAAACTAGAATTACAAACGCACGATGCGTTTAAACAGGGAGTGAGAGAAATAACTTTGCAACATCCAATCATCAATCATACAGCCGTAGAGAAAGCTGTAACCGCAACTAAAGAAGTCTACTTAAAAGCAGCCAAGCGTAATAAATCGTATGTCTTACATGAGTGGCAAAAAGATGATCGGGTACGTTTGTTTCAGCAAGCAATTCAAGAGTATTTAAAGTATTGCACTGATCAAGCACAGCATGGACTTCTCGTAAAGGACGATGGTTGATTTAACTAAATATGTAAAAGATGGGATTGTCATTGATGAAAATTATATTTTCCGTGGCGCAAACAAATCCACAAACGATTTAATCCATGAGATGTCACGCGATGGCTTGGTAGTAAATTACCTTGACACTAGCGGTGAGCTTGTGCGGGTGAAAGTAACTAGCGGGGATAATCATCGACCCGATAAACATGGTGAAAAATCTGGGTGGTATACATTTTTTCAAACTGGCGAATATCAAAACGCAGTTTATGGTAATTGGCGTACTGGCTTACAAAAGCAATGGAGTAACATTGATCCCAATGAACTCAGCGTCACGCAACGCAATCAAATAAAAGCGGACATGAGCGCGGCAAAGGAGCAAGCCGAGGCAGAAAGAAAGATACGGCAGAATGAAGTCGCAGAACTATGTCAAACGCGCTTTGGAACTTATAAAGAATTAACTGCACATCCTTATCTGGATGCCAAAGGTATCAAGAATGAGTATGGGTTTCGTGAGCATAAAGGCACATTAGTAGTACCTATTTATGCGATGGATGGTGAGTTACGCTCTTTACAATATATAGATAAGAAGGGGCGGAAGCGTTTTGTATCGTCATCTGAGATCAAGGGGAACGTATTCCCGATAGGCTTCAATTTGGGTGCATTAGGTGAGCTTGAGAGTGTGCTAGTGTGCGAGGGGGTGGCAACTGGAGTCAGTTTACACATGGCAACTAAGCAAGCGGTGCTAGTGGTGTTCAGTGCGAGCTTTGGTTTAGAAGCCTTAACCAGATTAAGAAAAATAAGTAAGGCGAGATTGATTTTGGCATTTGACAATGATGCCAATGGGGTGGGGCAAAAGAAGGCCACTGAGTGCAGTAACAGTTTACACAATACCATTATTAGATTGCCATCAATGCAAGGTGATTTTAATGATTTACATCTTGAGCGTGGGATTGAAGCGGTCAAGCTAGAGATTGAAGGTGGTGGTATTGGGATCAAGCGATATGAGATACGATCATTAGTTGGTGAACCACCGCCAGTACAATTTTTGGTTGATCGTTTGATCCCTTTAGCTACCCCTGGTGTGCTTGCGGCAGTGGGTGGTATTGGTAAATCGTTTCTAGCGTTACAGTTAGCTATGAACATTGCCAATGGTTCAGGTAAGTTTTTAGGTAAAAACATTTTACAATCTGGCAACTCAGTTATTTTTGCCAGTGAAGATTCACGCACTGAAATACATCGCAGAATCCACGCGCTTGATCCAGAGGGCCAACGATTCGATGCACCTTATGATGTGTATTGTGTGACGATTGCAGACATGGGTAAACCAATGATCTTATTATCTGAGGATAATATCACCAGTATTGCAACCGAGATTGTCGAAGAGTTAAAAACGATTCCAGATTTAAAACTTTTAGTATTTGATCCGATCCAATCATTTGTTGCGGCAAGTTCACCCATTAGTAATAGCAATGAGTCAGCGCAACTGTGGTGTACTTTTTGTGCGAGTATCGCGGCACAATTAGGATGCACTGTTTTAAGTATTCATCACATGAATAAATCAGCCTTAACAGCTGCGGAGAGTGCGATGGATGCTAGGCAAAGTATTAGAGGCGCTTCAAGTATAGTTGATGGGATGCGGTTTGCATTTGCCATGTGGTTAACTGATGAGAAAGAAGCCAATCGAGTATGTTTGGCCCAAGGTATTGAACCTGATCCAACAGCGGTGGTGCGGGCGGGCATGGTGAAAAGTAATAGCGGTAATATTGACAATTCAATAATGACCTTAATTCGCAAGAAAAATAGTCCAGTATTAGATATATTAAAAGAGAGCAAGGAGATAAAATGGGATTAAGTAAAAAACACGAGGATAACAATATGAAGTGTTGGCATTGCAATACCAATTTAATCTGGGGTGGAGATCACGATATTGATGACGATAATCCTATCGCTGATATAGAGGAATTTTCTATGGTCACGAATTTATCTTGCCCAGCTTGCAACGCGTATGTCGAAGTATTTTTACCAAAGGAATTGGAATTATGAGTAAAGGCAGCCGACCGAGAAAGATATTAGATAAGAAAAAATACCGCGATAATTGGGATAAAATATTCCATAAAAAGAGTAAAAAGAAGCAGTAATGTTGATGAAGTTTTCATCAACCCCTGATGAAGTTTTCATCAACTGTTGATGAGGAATCGGTCATACAGACTAACTATACTAATAGAGAGATGCGCCTGTGGCGCACTCTCTTAATTTAAGTTTGAGTATTAGCTTTAGCTTTAGTATTAGTTGTAGTTTGAGCATTAGCATGAGTTTAGGTTTTAGGAGGGAGGATGGGCCATTATTGGTGGATTGAGAGTGGTGTGCCGAGTGCGGAGCAAGCAAGCGGCTGCGTGCGCTATGCAGTTTCGCAGTATTCGTATTCAAAAGTGAAGCAAGCGGTATGGAGGATTTATCGCTTGAATCTGGATCGAAAAGATTTAAACGCTTCCGATAAGGTGGTGCTGTATTGCTTGTGCGAGCGATTTAGGGTGCAAAGTATGAGCAGTACGGATGCGGTGGGGTATCTCAGTAAGATGTGTGGCATGAATCGCACGACAGTAGGCAAGAGTATTCAGCGGTTAGTGGATGCGGGGCTGATTTGGATTGTGGAGGAGGGGGAAGTGCGGAAGGCGCATAAGCGGTTGGAAGCGAGAAAGTATTTCAAGAAGCATTTCCTGCTAGTAGGGCTGAGTTATATGCTTGCGGAAGGGGGTAGCTAGGGGGTGGTAAAAAAATGCCCTCACAGAGGCTTGTGGTGCGTGTGAGGGCGGGGGGAAGGTGGGTGGTTAGGTGTGGTGCTTGTATTTGGTTTTTAACCAGTTGCTATACTTTTTGTGGTACTCATATTCGCTCAATATGTCTTTTTCATGGTATTGCTTTTTTTCATCCAGATATCTGCGGTACATTCTCTCTAAGAAAATCTGAAAGTTTGAGCGATTGTCTTGCCACCTATTTTTTAACTTATGCATTGTCACGCTCTTGGTTATTCAGAAAATCCTCGCGTAACGCAGTGGCGTATTTAAGTAAGGCCTGTTTTGCAATTGCAGTATTTGGAATCCAGGCGCGCTGTCTGGTTAATCCGCGTTCTTGCTGTACTTGTTCGTAGCGTTTTGTATATTTATATGTTGACATCTCTTTCCCTTTTTAATTTGTTTATAGTTCGGCTTGTTGTTGCATTTGTTGCTGTCTGAGTAATTCTTCTTCAGCTTCAATGCGATTTTTGTTTACGCTGTTTTGTAATACTGAAATCAGCAAGTTTTTATCTTTGCCGTTTAAGTCTCGAAACGTGTTAATGATTGTTAATATTTTTTCATTGGTACTCATAATTGTATCCTCTTTAGCTATTAGGTTGAGTTTACTAATTAGCGAATCCTTCTCTAGTTCACTTAATAATTCATTGCTAATCACTTGATTAATCTTCTGTATTATTGAGTGTCTCATAAGTGCATCATATATCATCATAATCATATATGTCAAAATCATGATCCCAGTCGCAGTGCTCACAAAAATATCCATGGAAATTTAAGCCCACATCATATTCTGGAATTTGAAATTGAATATCTTCACTGCCACATTCAGGACATTCATCGAATAGATCAGTCATTGGAAACCCTTTCTAATTACCATTAGTTTTTGATCTATTATTGATTTATATATACTGCCTTCCTCAGATAAATAGATTGTCTTTTGTTTATCTTTATTACCGCAACAAGGACATATATCAGTATGTTGGTCAATTTCAAAATAATGACTATTACATTTTAGACATTCAACTATCATCAGAAATCTCCTTAACATAAAATGAAAGCTCGTCACATTCGCCAAAGCCGAAATGTTTTTTAACCCATTTAGTTTTTGCGTTATCTACTATTGGGAAACCGTTTTTATCTTTTTTTTCTTTGCCGTTTTTATATTTCTTATATACATATTCATACTCACCCACTTCAATATTAAATCCGCTACAGTCATAATCTATCTCTACATTATCGAATCCATACTTATCTTTTAGGTGTAACTTGATTGCTTCCTCTAAGTCATAAAATCCTAATTTAATCTCCATCATTCGCCTCTCTTTTTGCGTTGGTTTAAAATATCTCTAACGCGGTTTATCGCGTTCCATTGTTTGCTGATTGTGCTGTCTTTCATAAATCTATACTCGTTATACAACTCATTCCTTAAATGGTATAAGTGATCTTCAAGCTGCTCTATGGTTAAGCTGTTATAATTTCTCATTGTTTCCTCTCTTTCGCGATTAGCTCGCGTGTTATTGTCATACGAATGTTATCGGCTCTAGTGAGCGCGTTTTTTAATTCTGGCGAGATATTCTTAATCTTATTAGTCTCACGACAGAATACGCGCCATTGGGCCAATACTCGCTTATCGTTCATGGTTACTTACTCCCATTATTAAACATATTCTCTAATTCATGAACCACTTCTGTTCGCGTAGTTCCTAAAGGATATTGTTTATTGTTGTATCGACCTTTCAAAGTATATCGACAACTAAATTTCCCTGTTTCTAAATCAATATCAATAGAATAATTATTATCTGCATTTATATAATTGCTATTTAGCATCTTTACTTCCTCCCATTATTAAACATAATAAAGCACACCAGGTGAATGGTGCGCTTGATATGCTCAACTATTGTTAGGCTCAAATGATAGAATCATCCTAGCCATGAAATTCCAATAATCATAACAAACTTGATCGTATGTTATTTTATCTGGGTTTGGTGCTATTGATCCCATTTCTACGGCTAGATCAATAATATCTTCATAGTAATATGGAATATCAATCGCTAAACCGCTTAACCATTCCGCAATGGCTTTTTGTTTACCTACTCTGTGAACCATGAAGCCATACTCACTATTAAAGCGATCAAATAAATAGCTTATTTTTTCTTTATCAGATAAAGATTTACCAATTAATTCATCTTCATTATCTAAGCAATCCAGAATATATTCTTTATAGTTTTTCTTATATTGTGTGTGATGTACTTTCATCTTCTTTCCTCTCTCTTGGTTAAAATTAATCTTAATAAAGCACACCTAAGAAGATGCGCTTGATAAGATCAACATTATGACTCCATTATTTCCTTATGGGACTTGCGCTGCATGTTATACTCTTTAAAGATCTTCTTTTCTTTCGCAACTGCACCTTCCATTCTTCCAATTCCATCTGTGTGTCTAATAAGATATTTGATCTTTTTTTCTATCTGATTATCTAAATCATCTAGGGCATCTAAAACATCATCACCCAAAGTTCTGGCATAAGTTCTTAAAGATACAATTTCTCTTATAATTTGAGTGCAAATTTCCATTTGTGACTCTGTGTATTCTGTGTCTTCTTTGTACATCTTTATTTACTCCCGTAGTTAAAATTAATCTTAATAAAGCGCACCTGATAGATGCGCTTGATAAGATCAACTGACTATTTTTGCTAATCTCTCACCTTGTATGTGTAGCTGACGAATGACTTCTTTTCTTTCTCTTAATGTCATTCTGCGAAGATCATTTGGCTCAGTATGTAAAAAATAAAAAGCATCAACAAAATACTCGTCATTCATCAATTCTTCATCACTCTCAAAACTACAATCCATTAATGTGATAATACATTCCCAAAATCTACTTTTAATGTATTGTTTCGCTGTTTGTTTTTGATCGTTATGTTTAATCATCTTCCTTCCTCTCTTTTGGTTAGTGTTGTGTATTATAATGCATGAGCGCCTCAATAAATGCAAGTATATATATGATGTTTCTATAGTTAAATGTCACGAAATCGCTTATAATCAGGTGTATGAGGGACTTAATGAGGGGTTACAATGGGAACGAAAAACACCAAAAAACGCGCTAAATTAGGTAGAAAGCGCATAAATTTATCCGATCCAGATACATTAAAGAAGATTAAACATCTGGCTGGTTTAGGTTTATCAGATAAGGCAATCAGTACATCTTTAGGCATCTCAGCTCGAACTCTAGCAAGGAGAAAGAAAGATTCTGTCATTTTTGGCGATACTATAAAGGAAGGAAAGATAAGCGCAGTTGAAAAAGTAAGCAATGCGCTCTTCGATTCCGCAACTGGTCGCACTGGCGAAAAGCCCTCAACCGCAGCACAAATATTCTTTCTCAAGAATCGCGGCGCAAGCGATGAACTAGGCGCGTGGAAAGACCGCCTGGAACAAACTACTAATTACAGCGTTAACCTGGCTGACATCATCGGCACGCGCAAGCAAGCGCTTGCACACGCAAGCACGCCCGCAATAGCGCCTAATGATGCACTCATAATTAACAATGATGACTAAAGTTATCCACAGCGCGCGCAAGCCCGCAAGCGAGCCAGGGCTAGGGCTTAAGGCGGTTGTGCATAA